ATACTACATTCAAACTTGCCACAAGCTACGCCAATGCGGTTGCCGGTACAGCAATAAACATCACCGATGCCGGTACTGGTACGCATACGATCAGTTGGTTGTTACCACGCTATACCAATGGCGCCGGTGTTCAGGCCATATTCTTTAACAGCAACGCCACGCCACTTGGCGCCGGTACGCCTAACCTTGCACTTGGTTACACCAACAGCGCTCAAGTAGCATCACGCGCAACACCAACAGTATTGCCGATCGGTAAAACAGCCGCATCAAACAGCCACATCCTATACACTGGTGCAACTGGTACAGGTAAATACAACTACACCCATCCACTACAATCAGGCGATGCCGGTATAGCTGAAATCAACACAATCCAAAACTCAGTATCGTATGTATCAGGTGAATACACCGTTGCACTCATTAGGGAAATTACCCAAATACCACTTGCGGTACTTGGCCAAGCCGGTGAGCGCAATCTATTAAACGAACTACCAAGTTTACCAAGGATCTATGATGGTGCGGCACTTTACCTATTATGGGGTTCAGGTGCGGCCACACCGGCATCATCAGCCTTTACCGGTGGATTAAACTTTATTTGGAACTAATATGCTACTAGGTAACTACACACCACTATCAGCGAATCCGGGGCGGTGTATTACACATGCCATCCCGAATCCGTATAAGTGGCGATCATCAGGTAATATGTATAGCTTTTATACTGGTGATCATGTAGTTACCGGCGAAACAGCCAAATCTAGCTTTAATAACGGCTATATCCCACCTTACACATGGGTACTATCACCAAAAGCCGGGGGGTTATCATCAGTTAATGAGATTAACGGTGATGGGGAACTTACGATCACAAGCCTATCACTAGGCAAGGCGCTTGCAAGCACCATTGCCGGATCGGGTACGCTAGACAATGCAAGCCTATCACTGGTTACCTCTATGGCGGCCGCTATTGCCGGTTCAGGCACATTATCAGCCTCTATGAAAGGTGTTGTTAATGTAGCCTGTACATTAGCCGGATCGGGTGATTTAAGCGGCGCTATGGGCGCCTTGGCCTATTGTGTTGCGACACTTGCCGGTACTGGATCAATTAGTTCAGATATGCGCGGCAAACTGTACATGCAAGCAAGCATATATGTTAATCAATCACAGGCCGAGGTTGAGGACTTTTGGAACGCAACAGCATCACAGAATAATAACCCCGGTACGATGGGTGAAAAACTTAATGATGCCGGTTCAGCAAGCAATCCATGGGCTGATACATCAAGTTATGGCGCCGGCACAAAGGGCGCATTATTAGAACAAATTGCGGATGATTCAGACACCGCGGCAAATAAGTAGTAAAATACAGATAGGGGCATAAGCATGAACACAACTGATCAGAAAAAACAAGAAATGGCCGACAAGTGGCAACGCCGCTTTTCAACATGTGAGCAGAATCAGCGCACACTATTCACAACCGCGGCCAAACACTTTGATATTATGTATGCTGTACAGAATACAACAAACATGGCACCATGGCGCTCAAAGGTATATGTACCGATTCTAGGTAGCAAGGGGTGGGATCTTATTGCCCGCTTTAGCGATATTGTACCGGTGTATAACATCACTATTAAGAATGAAACCGAGGTTGATGAACAAACCGGTGAAATTACCTATACCAAGGATTCCAATGAGCGTGTAGAAAAGATTGAACGGCTGATGCAAGATCAGTACATGAACGCCACCGGCGAACCAATGAACATCCGTATCTTTGATACCTTACTTGATGCTGTTGTAGCCGGATCAGGGTTTGCCAAAACACCTTGGGTTTATCAGGAAAAGAAAAGCTATGCCCGGCCATTTGATGAGGATGGCATGATTACTGATAGCAACGCCAAGATCACCAAAACAGTTAAGGGTGGCCACAACGACTTTGAGTCTATTAACTTTTTCAATATGTTCATTGCGCCAAACTCACCATCATTCTTTAAGGCGCCATATTGGATTGTTCGCGAATACACTACCATTCAGGATGCCGAGGATACCGGCCTATACGATAAAAAGGCACTCAATAAACTACGCAAGGGCGTTAATCAGGATAATACCTTTACTGAATACAACCGCGCCCGCAACCGCCTAGTGAACGGCAAGCAAGTATCTGAGGATGATACTGTTGATTCCATCGTTTTGTACGAATGTTACGATCAGCAAGGCAACCTATACACCTATGGTGAGGGCAAGAGTGAAAATGGATGGGTTGAACTCAGGTGCGAAAAAGATATGTATTGGCATGGCCGGCCACCGATTGTGCCATTCTATATACGCCGCAAATCATTCAGCGCATGGGGTGAATCACTATTTGAAAACAACGCCCGCTTGCAATCAGCGGTTAATGATCTATTCAACCACTACCTTGATAACTGGAACCTTAGCATTGATCAGATGCTTATATATGAGGATGGTACCCTTACCTCTGATTTCGTGGTTAAGCCGGGTGGTGAGATCACTTACTCAGGCGCCAAGCCGGAACAGTTTAAGTTTTCCGATCCTAACCCAAATCAGCTATCAACCGTACTTGGTGTATTGAACCAAGCTATTGAGGCGGCAACTGTACCGCAATACCTATCAGGTGTACCTAACAGCGATCTTGATAAAACCAAGGGTACGGCAACCGGCATCAACATGATTACCGAGGCCGCTACTGAAAAGGTTGGATTCATGCGCAACAACATCAAGCAATCTATGAGGATTGTTGGTGAAAACTGGTTATCTAACTTGCAACAGTTCCAAGATTTACCACTTGAGGTACCAGTTGTTAAGAATGGTGTGCGCAAGCCAATGATCGTAACCCCGGGTGATTTACAGGGTGAAACAGAACTTGAGATTGATGATGATTCAATGATGCCTATCAGCAAACAGCAAAAGCGCGAAACCTTTGAGGCATTTGCCGCTAACTTACTTGGTTTGCAACAGGCCGCTATACAGCAATCACAGATATTCCAAACACCACAGGATGTTCCAAGGTTCAACTTTAATGAGTTGATAGAGGATAGCGCCGATGGGTTCAGCATCAAAGACTTTACCAAGTACCTGATGCCTACAACCGATACGCCGGGCGTACAATCAGCAAGTAATCCAATGGCGGCTATGAGCGGTGCGCCGGGTATGCCACCGGCTGATCAATCAGGTATGGAACAAGAGCAAGCACAATCAATGGGGGTAATCTAATGGAAAACGATCAAGAGCAAGTATTTAATGAGCGCCAAGCCTATGTTGATGGTTTGCACAAGCAACTTGAAACACTAATTGCCGCTCAATCATTTGAATTAACCGATGCCGGCGCATTGATCGTTAAGATCCTTGAGGCTGATGTTGATCGGTTCACTAACATGATCCTAAGCAATAAGTTCATTAGTGATCATCAAGGATATGTTGATTGCCGCGCCAAGGCTAACTATGCCGCATCACTGTTAGGGCGCCTAAAAAGCCTTAATAACCCTAATAAGGAAAAAGAGATTAGGGAACAGTTACAGGCCATTGCTGATGAGGATAAGATCGGGTTAGAAAATGTCTAATAACGACTTTAGCGAGTTATTGCCGGGCTTACAGCCAATTAAGGGGGTACCCGGCATTGACTTTATGCTTAAAAGTCAAGATAATGAGGGTAAACATGTTGTAGATGAAATAATTAAGATGGATGAAAAAATACCTCTTAACGATCATTTACATACTCACAAACCAAAACTAGATGGCGATATTATGGGTGATAATGTAGCAGTTGGATGCGCCATTGAGGGTTGCCCAATTGGTTGGTATATCCCAATAGTGGATGCTAAGAAAATGGGTTTAATGAATTAGTGCGCTGTTATTAGTGGATAAGAGCGCATTAAAAGCTCAATAAATGGGGGTAGTATGGAACCAAATATGCAAGATGAACAAGCGCCAACAACCGATGTTGTTGATGCACCGGTAGCAGAGGCACAAGCTGATGCACCAACTCAGGAACCGGCCGAACAAGCCGATACCAACGCAACTTTACAAACTAACGATTCCGATGATGCGGATGATGATAGTGATTGGGATTCAACTGTCAATCCGAACTATCAGGCACAGAATGTTCAACCGAACGAGGATGGGTATATTGATCCCATTCAGTACAAAGAACAGATTAAGGCCGAGGTTCGCGAGGATATGCGATTTCAAGAACGCGAACGCCGCGCATGGCAAAAACTTGAGGAAAAGTACCCGGAACTGAAAAACGACAAAGAGGCGCGCCAACTTATATTGGCTAAACGAATCTTTGATGTTCAAAACGGTGGCAACGGCTCATTATCAGCCGCCGGCAAAGCGGTTATGGGGAAAATCACAGGGGCAAAACAGGCGGGTAGAGCAGATGCGCAAGTATCTATCAAAACCCAACAAAATGCCAATTTGAGCCGGGCAACAGCGCCACGCGACACATCATCAAGTGATACCCGATCACGCTTACAAAGCGGGGATCAAGGTGCGGTTCACAGCGTACTCAAGGAATGGTTAGATCAAGGTAAGATTTAATAAACTAACCATAAGGAATAAAAACTATGGCAACGAACGGAACTAACTTTACATACACAGATGCCGCCCGCCGCGAGGATCTGTTGGATGTATTAACAAACATTGATCCAGTTGAGGATCGCCTTTTCAAGCTGTTTGGCAAAACAACGGCTTACAACACATTGCACGAATGGCCAGTAGATACACTTGAGGCTGTTGGCGATAACGCACAGCCTGAGGGTGGTGATGCACCAACTGATGGCGCTACTGATCCAACACGATTAGTAAACATCACTCAGATCTTTGCAAAAACCGCCCGCGTATCGGGAACTGAGCAAGCTGTTAATTCAGCCGGATTCAGCGATCGCATGGCTTACGAAATTACCAAGAAAATGAAAGCACTATCTAACGATGTTGAGTTAGCGCTTGTTCGTGGTAGCATCGCATCAGGTTTGGCAACAACTGGTTCAGCAAACGGCCGCCGACTTAAGGGCATCAAGAACTGGATTACTACCAACGCAAGTAACTACTCAGGTGCAACGCTTACTGAAACCGTCTTTAACGATATGTTACAGGCATCATGGGATCAGGGCGGTAACATCAATTCAGCAGTTACTAGCATGAAAGGTAAGCGCCGAATCAGTGGCTTTACCGCCGGTAGCACCAAGAACATTGATGCTGATGATAAGCGCCTTGTGAACTCTATCAATGTGTACGAAAGCGATGCCGCCGGAACTGTAAAGATCTTGGCACACCGCATGGTTACGCGATCAGGTGATTACGGCACAACCGCAACACCCGGTTTTGATGTATTGTTACTACAAGATGACACTTGGAAAGTTGCGATCCTACAAGGTCGTGAACCAAAAACTGTTGATCTTGCTGTAACAGGTGATTATGTAGCGAAAGAAATCATCACTGAACTTACGCTTGAATCACGCGCTGAAAAAGCAAATGTTATGGGGCGAGTATTCTTTTAAGAATCTCACACTAAGCGCATCGGTGGGGGTGCGCCCCATGGGGGATTTTTAGAATGAATATCACAATACCACGCGAACAATACCTAGATCAGATTGAAAAAATCATGGCCTTGCCACAAACGCAAAAGTGGCGCGCAACGCGTGATTTTCTTAGAGCTATCAATCCATCAGTTCGCAAGGTAGATGATGAGTTTATTCTTGAACTAAACAACACGCGCAACGATCAACTCAATGAGTTTGGTGCCAATAAGGATATGAACATCCGGCAACTCATGGATATGCCTGAGTTTTTGTATGAGGCACTTATAACTGTTGATAATCAGCTATTAACCGCCGTAACTGGTAAAGATAAACAAGAGGAAAAAAGGGCATGGCGTAAACTTGCCGAGGTTTTCCCGGAATATAGGATTGCGAGTAAAATATGATTTATTACCAAGATGATATATTGCTAACCCTTAGTTACTTACGCGGTGAGCGTACTGTACCTAGCACTAACACCGAGGGGCGCAAAGAGTTCATACAACAAACACTTAATGAACTGTACGCCGCTTACCGGTGGAAATGGAATGAAATTAGCACTTACATTTCACTAGTATCCGGCATAGCTACTTTGCCATCCGGCTTAAGCCTTAATCATGAACTCAATGTATCCTATTTTGATGGCCAAGATGAAACTGAATACGATGAGATCAATGTATCTGATAAGAGTAAGGCCACTCAAGGTGATAATGTTTATTGGGTTACTACTATTGATGGTGAGCGCCACCAACTCAACACCAAAGAGGCTGTTGATACGCTTGCGCTTGCTTATCAGCCGGTTGCGCCAATTATTAGCGCTACCATTGGTACACCTTACCCTGATCGTTTAACAATTGCCTTAGGTGCAAACAGGTTTGTAAAACTATCCGAGGATCCCGATGCTGATCTTGCGCAAGATGATACCCTGTTTACAAACAGAGTGAACATCAACATTGCCGCACAAAATAGGCCAAGGCCAAGGCGTGAACGCCGATCAGCACAGAGCGAAACAGGATCATATACAGGGGAAATCTAAATGCCGAGGCGCGCACAACTACGATCCCGGCCTAAAAAGAAAATACAGCGTGTATTGGCCATGAACTTAAACAAGGGGCTTAACAACCTTGTTAGTTCCTCATTGATTGATAACAAAGAGCTATCTGATATACGCAACATGGAATACGATGAGGGCGGGGTATTACGCAAGCGCAATGGTTATGTATCTGTTGGTACGGCACTCACCGCCGCCAAAGGATTGGGCGTATTTAGAACTGAAAGCTATAACTACCTAATAACAGTTGATGGCACAGCGCTTAAGTATCTTAATGCCGGTGTATGGACATCTGTAAGCGGCGCTAACTATACAGCCGGGCGCGAGGTTAATTTCTCACAGGTTCGCAATAAGGTGTACATATGGAACGGCCAAGATGGTGGTTCCTCGTGGGATGGAACGACACTTACCCGCCCCGGTACCATGCCAAAAGCCTCATTTGCTATATTTTATGGCGATAAGCACATTGCCGCCGGTGTAGCCGGGCAACCAAACCGATTATTCATATCTCAATCTGATGATGGATCAGCATTTACCCGCGCCGCCGGTGAACTTAGCACATCAGCCGGTGTACCGGGTGCCACAGTGTTCAGCGGTACCACAGCTAACTATATTGATGTGCGCAAGGATGATGGTGATCAGATTACCGGCCTTGCCCGCTATTCAAATACCCTAATCATATTTAAGCGTAAGAGTATTTATCAGCTTGATTTTGATTCAAGCGCTCAACCAGTTATTACCCCTGTTACCAGTTCAACCGGCTGTATATCCCACAAGAGTATTGATTCAGTAGAAAACGATGTTTATTTCCTATCACCCGAGGGCATACGCGTACTTGGTAACGAACCACAGTATTTCACCGCAATCCGTACTAATGTATTAAGCATCAGGATTCAGCCAACAGTTGATTCCATTAACTCTGAATACCAAAACAAGTCTAATGCGCTGTACTACAACAACAAGTACATGCTCAACATACCAACCACCTCAAGTTCAATAGATCGCAACATTGTGTATGATAAGCGGTTTGGTGCCTTTGTAGTATGGTCAAATGTTGATGCCAATGCCATGGTTGAGTATGTTGATTCAACCAACGCATCACATCTGTACTTTATGGATGATGATGGCACTCAGATGTACGAGATTGAGGCCGGCCGGTACAATGATAATGGTGATGCTATTGATGCCTATTTTGTAAGCAAGGCGCAAGATTTTGGCAACATAGATATTACCAAGCGTTTTGTTGATGTTGGCCTAGCATTTAGGCGTTTATCCGGTTTAATTGATTGTACAGTTTACCTTGATGATGATTCTAGCGCCGGTACGGTGCAATTAGGATCAGCCGGTGGTACCTCAGGTATGGGATTAGATGCCTTAGGCTTACAGATCCTTGGTACCGGTGGATCAACCGGATCAACATCAGGTAGTAGTTCAGATATTGTATTAAGAGTTGTTGTAAATCAGAGTTCGCGATCACTTAAGTATAAGATCCAAAATGCCCGGGTGGATGAAAACTTTGTTTTCCTTGGGAACATTTATGGATTTTACCCACGATCGCATTTCAACTTTGATTCCGCTAACAAGATATACATTTAGTGCAAAAAATGAGTATAATGATAGTAAATGGTGTAAATGCAATAATAACTAAATTATTACAAAGGATTTACACATGAACCCACAATTACAAGGAACTTATAACCCTCAGGGTGGCGCCGGTACCTACCTACAAGGTGGTAGCGGGATCTCATTACAGGGATCACCAAACACATTACAAGTAACAGCCAACCCACAAACTCAAGATCTTACATTTGGTAATACGGCAACACTAGGCGCTGTTGATACAGGAACAAACCAAACACCTTACTACGATGCCGAGGCCGCCGCGGCCGCCGCCGCCGCCGCCGCTAAGGCACAACGAATAGCACAGGCCAACGCCCTTAAGGGTGGCCTTACTGGTATTGTTAATAACATTAAAAGCGTTTACGATGCGATTTATGGTGATATTGATGTTGTTGGTGCTGATAAAACCCGCGGTGTAAACCAAAGGTACAATACAGAACGCACAGCCGTTGTTGATCAGTTCAACACTGATTTCCCACAAATTGGTAATGCATATTCCTCACGAAATACTTACGACAGTTCATACCGCCAAGATGCTGAACAAGGGGCTGTTAAGCAATTTGATAATGTGAACCAACAACTTGCACTAGGCCGGGATGAGGATGTTGCAAAGGTTGGCCAGTTTGTTGCAACACAACGCGCACAGGTTGGCGCTGATAAGGGCGCATTATCTCAGATGGAACAGCTTATTGCCGCATCTGAGGATCCTGATGAACTTACTCAATTACAGCAAACTCTTAACCAAAAGATAGCCGAGGTTACGGCATCACGCGCCGGCTTACGATCTCAGGATGCATACGCGGCCGAGGCCAATAGCCTAGTTAGCACCGCTGATCGCTCAGTTGGATTACGACAGAATATCAGCAATATCGTTGCGGGCGCCGCACCGGCACCACTTAAGCGATCTGTTGCAATGAAACTAATACAAAGTTCCGGCCTACCTGAGAATGAACAACAGGCGCTTGTAAACGATTTTGAACGCCAACTATCAGGTACATCAACTAATCCTGAACAACAGGTGGCGGCATAAACCATGGATCCAAGGCGCAAACTACAAGTAGTGAGCGCGGCAAATCCATCCCTTAGAGTAAGCGCCGCACCAAAACAGTTGAGTATTGCCCCGGCACCCGCCAACAATACTCAACTTAAGGTTGCAACAGCACCACAGCAACAAATCAAAATAAATGTTCCAAAGGCACCGCCTGTTCAAAAATATGATTTTGCATCATTTGGTAAAACCGGTGAAAAGAATAAAACCATATTTGGTAAAAATGCCGCGTGGTTACTACCAAAAAGCCTTGAAAAATGGAACATTATGGGTAGTACCGGCCAGTTTTCCGGTAGCCAACAGGATTTCTTATCACAATTTGATAAGCAAGATCGCGAGTATCAGAAATACTATGTTAAGAACATTGCTGAACGCGCCGCAAAAGGCGATCAAGCCGCCGTTAATGCTTATGTAACACTTAGGGATTCAGGCCGCTTTAAGGGCGGTTTTATGGATTTTGTTGAGGGCTTTAACGAAAAGTTGGCCGGTGGCGTACTAAGGGGTGGATTACGAACAACTGATTTTCTATTGCCCGGTAAAAACACTTTTGGCCTAGAGCGCCAAGCCGATGTATGGGATCAATCTGATTTACAGTACACCAAGGCGGGGCAATACGGTAAAACAGCCGGTACAGTAGCCAAGGGCGCATCAGATATAGCATTGTTAGTTACTGGTGCCAAAGCCGCCGAAACAGCCGCCATGAAAGTGCCACAATTTGCCCGCATTGGCCAAGTTGGTTCCAATGCAAGCAAGCTAACACGCGCCGGATCATATGTTGCAAGGCAAGTACCGGGATCATTAGCCGGATCATCTATTGATGTTATGCAAACAGCCGGGCGCGGTGATGAGCAAAATGTTGGCAAATCATTCGGAATTGGTTTGGTTGCCGATGTTGCCGCACCAAAAATACTTGATAAGTTCGCGGCCGGTTATCGCGGGCTTAAGAGCGCATTTGGTAGATCAGCCGATCCAACCATTAAGTATCTAGCCAAGGAATCATCCCCTGAGGCTATTAAGGGCATCCTACAATCCGGGTTCAATGTGCCATCCGAGAATGTTGATGATATTGTTAGCTATGTAGCCGGCGAAACCAACCCCAAGGCCATTGATAAACTTATTCAGGAACTATCTATTGATCCAAATCTTGAACTTACACCGGATGTTATTGATCAGTTGCGCAACAACAAGATCAAATCAGTTAAGCGCGATCCAAACGCTCAATACGAGGCACAGTACAAAGATGGCGATATTACCGCAAGAGGTCAGGCCGAACTTGATAAGTATGTATATCAGGAACTTGGCCACCACATTTACCTTAACCGCCTCACGCCTGAGGAACAGGCATTATTTAAGGGTACCGGTATTGCAAGTAAAAAATCTGTTGGCCGCGCCGGTTATACGCAATCTGATATTAACTCAGAGGATTTTACAGATTATTTTGATAAGGCGATGCGAGGGCGTATTGATGAGGTTCCGGCTGAATATCAGGCTGTTGTAAGGAAATACGCCAACATTGCGGATGAAATTGCCGCCACCGACAAAGTACCAACCGGGGCAAGAATAAACACCTCACCCCAAACACCAACAAACACCACAAAAGTTCCGGTTGGTAACCTAGGTGGAATTGATGCTATTAAGGCAACGGTAAAAACCAAAGAGGGCGCTGTTGCAAAAATCACTGAGGCACAAGCCGAAATTGATGCCTTGTTACAAAGTGGCGATACATCAGCCGATGCACTCACAAAGATTGATAACTTACAGAAAACCATTGATAACTTACAGGCCGCTCAAGATCAGTTACCATCTGAAATAGTGGTTGCACAACAGGGCATAGAATCAACAACAGTAGATCAGGCCGGCAAAGAACTATCAGGCGTAACACCGCAAACAGTAGATGATGCCGTACAAGCCGCTGATGCACCACTTGCGGCCGATACAGCTACCGATGCCGTAAAAGTTGCTGATACAGTTAGCGAGGCGGCCGGTGAACGCACACCAAGAGCCGATGTACCTATATTTGGTAATAAAATACAGCCTGAAACTCAATCAGGTATTGATGAACTAATTGCCCGATCAGAGGCAACACCACGCCCCGAGGGTACAGTTAGGGTATTCCAATCAAATGCCGCTAGTGGCCAAAAAACTGATTGGGTATTTGATAATGTTGATTCACTCAAATCTTACAAGAACAACACCACTAATCCCGGTGATACCTTTGAGTTTATGGATGTACCGGCATCACGATTAGATCCAACAGCTAACGGTGAGCATGTATTTACACTAAAAGATCCTGAAAGTGTATTGAATACCGGTAACCCTGAGGCGGTAGCAAAAGATGTTGCCCAAAGAGGCGTTGCCCGATCACTTGCCCAAACAGATACACCACCACAGGTATATGAGAACTTACTTGGTTACCAAAGCCGGCCAAACAGCCAAACATTTGATATGGCATCAAAGGCCATTGAAACAGATGAGCAAGGTGTATTACAGAGTATTCTAGGCAAGCAACAGGGAGCATTAACAGATGATGAAACCGCCCAAGCATTGCTATTGCTAGATAAGGCCATTAAAAATGATCAGTTGGATCTAGCTGAACAGATAGCCGGCAAGATCAATGTATCCGGTACTGAGAATGGCCGCGCCGTACAGATCCTATCAGCTATCCGCAAAACAACCCCTGAGGGTGCATATCTTGAGGCGCAAAAGATAATTACCGAGGCACAGCAAAAGGGATTA